CGCACACGTCTCACGTGTGCGGAGTTTTATCCCTGAAGGCTTAATTGCCTATTTAGTAGTTGTGGACTATTTGCAGATCTTTTGAGTATTACATCTCTTTTCATCTGTTTTTACAGATGTTATAGAGTGTTATATCTCTTCTTTTCTGTCTGGTCTAGCTTCTTGATTCCAATTGAGTATTCGAACCTTACTAGTTTCGGCCTGGTGGCCTGTAACAAAACCCCCCCTATATGTTTCATTGTAACATTATTGCGTCTTTTGACGCTTGTATGTCTTTAATAATTGTATATTACACTAAAATTCTAAAATAAAAATCAAATAATTTGAAAAATAAAAATTAAAATATTGTGCAAGCCACTGCTAGTTGATGCAGTGCGCGGAGGATCATTACTTTTGACGTATCACGAGAGATAAAAATTTTATTATCAACACTTTCTCTTTCGAAAAACTTTCGTGATGCTACGGTATACGACGACTCGGTCAGTAAAAATTTTGTAAAGCATGTACTTTGTACCGTTGCTTTCCATTATAAAATAAGACCAAATTGTGTCTGATGAACAAACACGTTTGGAAGCGTGCAATAGAGTCGTTCGTCATTGTTTATAAATCCATTGTGGTGTATCCCACCTTGGAAGGGGAGTTATGACCCCTAACATTGATCTAGCCGGGTGAGCTATGAGACCCCTAGGTTGTATGGCCAGGAAACACACCAACTCGCTTTTGTAAAGAAAGCGGTCTCAAGATAACATCAATTCTGAGAATAAAATATCAGCCCCGACGTGATTTATGTAACCACGTCCCAGTCTGCCGTATGCAGACACTATCTATGATATTCCCTCTATCTTATCTTCGTGATTAAGACTTTTACTAACATAAACTTCTTTTTCACCTTTCCTCATTCATTTCCTTTTACTCTTTTCTATCCGTTCTTCGGATCGACAGTTTGTGGACATGAGTTCTTTTTCCGCCTTACCCCGAGGCTCGGGAACCGCCCGAGCCCTATTAGATGCAGCTTTTCTATTTTATTCAAGTATATTCAAGGATAATATGCCTACCTCCACTGGTGGCGTATTTGAATTGCTTGACCTCGTTCCCCACGAGGATGATGACGTGATCGAAGAATCACGTCTTGACGATGGTATCGTCTGGGGATTTGTTCGGAATCATATTGTTGACGATTATGTCACTGGTTCTGCCATCTGTTATGACGGGTTCGCCCCAATTGACATTGCGCAGCGCTATGTTTCTGAACACAAAGATGGCATGTTCCGCTCCAAACTCGTCTGGGAAGGCGACGGTGGAGTGGTTTCTGAACAGAATTTGTCACTTCTCAGCTCAGTTCCGCTGGGTTGGGAACATGACACTCTGTTCGTTGGAGAACACGTAAGGCCTCGGCCTAGAGTTCTCACACGTGCTGCACATGGCTGGATTTCTTCAGTGGTACAATCCGTTGTTTCCAAAGAAGAACTCCAGGCCAATATTGTGCCTGATGCATTTAAAAGTTTTTCAGCTGCCTTTCATAGCGTAGTTTCCGGTAGAACCACTTCTATCCGGAATCGGTATCTCGCCATGAAACTCAGGAAAGTCCGTAAGGAGCTGAATACACTTGGTCATACATCCTATTCCGCTTTCAAGTGGGCACATGAGAATTGGGCCTCCTTTGTCAAGTCCCCTTTGACGAGACATTTTGGAGAACTGGTTGCTATTGCCGTTGCCACGGGGATGCTTCCAGCTGATTCTTGTGATATTACTTTTCAGGGAATGGAGGTATTTGTGTTGACTGATCGTCAACGTATTACCTCTGTTTATGGTTTGGTTGATGCGATTTTTAATTCGACCAACTATTTCCTTGATTCTGTCATTTTGTCCATGGAAGAGGGAAATCTTTCTCCGTTTCTGTATGAGAAATCTAATTCAGCTAAGCTCGATGAGGCTTATGAACTGGTTAAGACTTCTGTTGCGAAAATGAAGAATGGTGCTTTCTACGATGAAGGAGGTGTCTGGTGTGAGCTAATGGAGGCAGCTACGATTGCTACCAACGCTTACACCGCCGCCGTTAAGGTGGCCACTCCTTCTTCTTTTCAGCGTAAGATCTTGAATGATCGACTTTGTGACCTTATAAAATGGCGCTTTGAAATCGCCTCCGCTAGGAGGGCCGGGGAATTGACTAAACAGCCTTTGTGTACCATATTGCATGGTAAACCTGGCTGTGGTAAGTCCACTCTTCTTTCGATTTTACAGCGCATACATTTTACCCGAATAGGTCTAGAGTACGATCCTTCTAGGATAGCCAACATGATCACGGGCGAGGCTTTTCACTCCCAGGTGAATAACCGAACCTTATTCTTGAACTACGATGACGTTTCAAACCGCAAGTTAGCATTCGACCCTTCCTTCGGGTTGGCATCGGTGCTTCAAGCAGTTAACAACGTTCAATTCGTTGCGATCAAGGCTGATCTTGAGTCTAAAGGCATGGTGATGCCTGATTTGCAGGGCGTTTATGGCACTACGAATGATCGTGAAATGGATATCGATGTGATTTCCAAACATGGTGATTCTATGCGCCGCCGCATCGTCATGGTAGACGTTGTGGTTCGCCCCGAATATAGGACTCCTATGGGAGGGTTTGATTCCAAGAAATTTGCAGCTAATCCGCGCTATTCGCAATACCGCGGTGCTGAAGTTCAGGATTTTCAAACTTTTACCATTAATGTTGGCGCCCATGGCTGCTTTGCTCCATATGTACACAATGGGGTTCAAGCTAGTGGCTTAGACGTCAGTAGTTTCCTGTCAATGTGGGAACTATTGGCAGATGAACATGATGTCGCCCAGAATGCTCTTATGCAGGCACAGAAGATTACGTTTGGTCCGAGAGATGGTGATAAACCCTCTTCCAGACCCGCTCCTCCCATAAAGGAGGAAGATGACGAGATTTTCCATGATCTGCCTAATTTGGACCCTCGACAGCCATTGGATGACGATTCTGATTCAGATGATGATGAATCGATGGCAGACGGAGTGAAAGTTGATCTTCCGCTCCAGCCTTTCCTCCGTCCTTTAGACGATCCCGATGTTACACCTAGCCCGTTGGTCCTCCCTTCCGTCAAGGAGGAAGAACTGCAGGCTTCTTATGTGACTAAAACAGCCGCTTCGGTTACCGCCATGGTTGGCGGTGCCTATTCGTTGTTTAACGCTTATGCCCCTCAGACTTGTGAGGATCTGGCTAGCGTTCGGAATTCTTTTTGGCACATGCAGTTTGGATTCATACCTTCAGCCGCCGGCATCGCCCAGCTTGTAACTGGGATAGATACCGACTTTGGCTCGGAAGTTTCGAAATCCATCCGTGCTGCCATGAGAGAGGACAAATACCAATGGTGGTTTTGGGTACCGAGATGGATGTGGAACACATCATTCATCAAGGCTCTCACCCCCAATCTGCTTGACGCGAAACTTAATGCCGAAAAACGGGCGTGTTCTACAGCCGCTTTCTGGTATACCATTATGGCTCCCACCCTGATTGCGGTGGGCATGTTTCAGTGTACTGGCTATTGGGGCCTACCTCTATTCCTACTCGCCATTCTTTGTTGCTACAGGGGTTACGTTAACGCGTGCCTTGTTGCGGCAATAAAGGAAGCTGCTTATGAACAACTCACCAAGCGCAGAGATGCGCTCGCTGAGCTTGGTGATGAGTACAGGCAAGCTGCCTATGATAAATCAAAACCTTGGGTTGCAGCGACACGAGAAGTTCTCATGTCACTCCCCTCGCTTTTGTTCATGGGTAGTTTATTAGTAGGGGGAGCAGTGTATCTTAGCGGTGGACAATTGCCGCAATTCTTCAAGAAAGAGTTAGATGCTACTGCTCCAGAGCCCGAGCAGCCACCTCCTGCAGAAATCCCGCCGACTCCCGTTACTTTCGAGAGTGGTGAGGTTGTGCAGGGTTTCATGGGCTTATCAGACGAGGCTATTAGGAATAAGAGCAAGGAACGCAACGTATGGGATCAATGCGTTCAGCGTGCTGCCTTCGGAATTAAAAACCCGAATCAGACCACGGCTCAACTGCTCAATTTGCTAGAAAAGAATACTTCGTTCTTCGAATATTCTTCTCAAGGCGAATGGAAGAATGGTTGCACCATGACTTGGCTCTGTTCCAATCTTTTCGTCGTTCCCAAACATTTCGCTGATAAAGTTACCGAACAAGTGACTTGGCGTATTTATGATAAGAATTGTCCATCATCAATACGCAAGCGACGCGTTTCCCCTAGTTCGTTCTATCCTTCTCAATACGGAGACATTTCCATTGGATATGTTTCTGGTGTTGAGAAAGCTAACCTATTGAAGTATCTCGACTTCTCCCCTGGTCAGCTTGTAGGACACCGTATATGCCGAGATCCTGAATCAAAGAGCCTATCTATTTTCGATGTCACCGGAAGTATGGTAGTAAACTCTGCCAGGCAGAGCGTAACGGAATGGAAGGGAAATGTTGAATCCCGGGTGGGACATTGTGGTGGTGCATATGTGACTAAAGCACCGAATCCGAGCATTGTAGGTTTTCACTACGCTGCTCTGACGGAAGACGCCACAATCCACCGGGCCTGCATGTTTCGGGAGCACGAACTTAGAGCTTTCATGACGCGAATTCACAATTCTGCTAGTTGCATGTTGATGGCTGCTCCTCCAGAGGAGTTAGAAATCGTCGTGCAGGGAACAAAACTCGTGAAAGTGGGTGATACTTCAAAACTTGAAGAAGGTGTCGGTGTTCAGTCCGAATGGATTTTGAACAATACCGAGATTGGACAAGATTTGAAGGACGCACTTGCTGTGACGGTTGAATGTGATCCGGTTAAGGTTCCGGATTATATCCCTCCTTCCACAATTCGCGCTGAGGATAAGCTCCCCGTGTTGCCAGTCCCAGAAGTCGAAACTGCTGAGGAATCCCCCTCTGAGGAGAAGGAAGAGGAGCTACAAGCTTCTATTCCGGTGGGAAGCAGCAACAGTGCCGCCTTCTTTAAGACTAAGGCGAGGCCAACCATTATTGCAGATGATGTCAAGGAACGGTATCCTGACGCCGACTACGCTGGTCCAAAATTTGGACGCAGCATGTGGCCAAAATCTGCAGTCTATGCCATGAATTCAACTCCCGGATTGCCACCAGACCATTTGGAATGGGCTGCTTGCGATTACCTTGACGGTTTCAAAAGCCTGCCCAAAATCCTTTCTGAGAATGTACGCCCACTCACGTGGGAAGAAACTCTCAATGGTATTGATGGATCTAAATTCATTGGATGTTTGAACTTTAGCACTTCAATGGGCTCTGGTTTCACTGGAACCAAGGACCATTGGACTACTGTGTATCTCGACTCTTTGTCTAAAACCCAGAAACGGGTTTTCGACAATAAAGTTTGGGATGAAGTTCATAAATCTATTGAAAGGTTGAAGGCCGGCGAGAGGCCTGGTTGGCTTTTTCGAGGTGTTCCCAAGGATGAGCCCACTCATGTCACTAAAGAGAAAGTAAGAATTTTTATGGTTGGACAAATTATGTGCACGTTGCTCGTGCGCAAATATTATACTCCCATTTGCTCCCTGTTACAACTCTGCACCGCTATCAGCGAATGCGCAGTTGGCATTAATGCAGCTTCCCCCGATTGGGAAGAGATGGTACAACATCTGGAGCGATTCAAACTTGCTTTTGATGCGGATCACAAGAAATTCGATTTGTCCAAGGCGTCGCAGATTTCCACTGCTTCGTACAAGATTATGATCGAACTTGCCGCCATGGGTGATTACAAAGGAGAGGACCTGTTCATCATGCAGATGATGTCCACCGAGATGCTGCTCCCTCTAGTCAATTATGCTGGAGGGATATACCTTCTCGATGGTTCCACTCCTTCCGGAATACCCGTGACAGTCATCATCAATAGCTTAGATAATAGCTTAATGAATCGCTGTGCGTATAAATCTCTGTTTCCCCGGGCTCCTGTCGGTGAATTTCGGAAATATGTATCGCACGTCAATTTTGGTGATGACTTGATCAATTCTGTTTCATTCTGGAGATCCAGTTTCAACTTTCACAGTATGCAGAAATATCTTGGAGATTATGGCATTCAAATCACTCCTGGTGATAAGAGTGCCAAGGGTTCAAGATTTATGGATTTGAAGAAGTTGGTGTTTCTCCAGCGCACCTCATCCCAATTACCCGAACTACCATATCGGGTTGGGAAATTAAATGAGAAATCGATTGTTAAACCACTCGTTTGCACCTTGGGTGGACTATCCCAAGACGAGGCCGCTTCTGTCAACATTGACGGTGCTCTCAGAGAGTTTGTCTATCATGGACAAGAAATCTTTGAGGACCGCCAAGAATGGCTGAGCGGCATTGCCACCAAACATGGCATTGCACACCAGTGTTCTTTGCTGCGAATACCGTATGCAGAATTGCTTTCCTCCCTCCAAGATGATCACATCGAGAGATGGAAGAGAGAGCATTCTTAGTTACCGCAGCCCCGTCTTGGGCTAGACGTTTAAAAAGCATCCCTCTGTGCGTTGCCACGTACAGCCGATGAGGCAAACCAAAAGGCTATTTATGTCCTGGATACCCGTTGTACAAATTATCTGTTTTCTACATAAGGCTTTACATATTATATTTACAGACCAACCGGGCACCTCTTTAACACGGAGGGGTGTACCGTTCATAGCTGTGTTACTTCTACAAATCAAACTCATTTATATAATTTAACTACCGCAGATCCGCGTGAATCTGCAGGTACTGTATCATACACGCATAGCGATGATCCTTACGTTTTGGACGCCGCACAGGGTTTCGAATCGACTTATGAATCCGGACATACTCGTGATGTTCCCTTAGGGGAATTTCTCAAGCGTCCAGTCGAAATCCACACAATATCCCCATCTCTTGGTTCGCAACAGGATGTTGCAATTGATCCCTGGCTCTTGTTCTTGAACAATTCCCAGGTTCAAGATAAAATTAGGGGATACAAGCATTTAAGGGGGACTTTATGCTTGCGCTTCATGATCACAGGAAATCCTTTCCTTTCCGGTCGATTCATGTATTTTTATATCCCCCGTCCCAATGACAACATTGTTGATTTGGCAAGTCCTTTTGGCGATGCTCGCCTTATTCAAGCCTCACAACATATGAATGTCATGCTGGATCCTACAACAGGAGAAGGTGCCTCATTACGTTTACCTTTCTTTTGTCCTGAAAACTGGCTGGATCTTACTTCCACAAATTCCATCATTAGGATGGGTCGGCTCCGATTTTTCGTGCCCTCCCCTCTCAAGTCTGCTAATTCCGCTTCCGCTACTTGCGTTATCAGAGTACATGCTTGGATGGAAGATGCAGAGTTGGCAGCTCCTACCACTTCCGCCTTTACCGCAGGCTGGACTCCTCAGGCCGAATTCTCCACTCCTCCAGTTTCTAGAATTGCTGGCCATGTCGCCAAGGCCGCTGGAATGTTTTCCAATTTACCGCTTATCGAACCTTATGCTATGGCAACTGAGCGTGCTGCTTCAGCTGTCGGTCGCATTGCCCACTTGTTCGGTATGTCTCGCCCACAGGTGTTAGACAAAATCACCCCATATCGTTCTTTTGAAATGGGGGAGTTTGCCGTCACCAATAAGGATGAGGCAACAATGCGTCTTGGACTAGACGCCAAGGGTGAATTGAGTATCGATCCCCGTACCGTGGGTCTTGCTCCTATTGATGAGATGTCTTTCGATCACATCTTACAAAAGGAAAACATTTTTAAGCGTCAAGCATGGGCCACTTCAGATGTCAGTGGTGCAAGTTTGCTCACAATTAAGGTCACTCCGTGTCAATTTGGCACTGATACCACAACTGTTAATGACCGGTCTGCTCTTACTTCGCAGGCTGCGATCGCTAGTTTGTTCCACTACTGGAAAGGAACCATCATTTACCGATTTCGCATCGTTGCAAGTTCTTTGCATCGTGGAAAATTGCGCATCGTGTATGATCCAATTGGCTCTACAGCGAGTGATTTCAATCAAACCTATTCCCGGATTGTTGATTTGGAAGAAACTCGCGACTTTGAGATACCTATTGCTTGGCATGCAATGGAATCATTTCTCAAGGTCCGCCACCCTGAGGTTGGCACCGTGAATTTCAATCACGGTGCAAGCGTATCCCACTTTCCTTCATTTGAGAACGGTTCCCTTCGTATAGAAGTTCTTAATCCACTAGTTACCCCTGATCCTTCATTGGCAACGGGTTGTGAAATTTTGATTTCCCAGAGGATGACAGACGATTACGAATTCGGCTGTCCCTCTAATCATATTTTCACGAATACTTGGAAGTTTTACAGTTCTGCTGCAGAGGGAATGCAAGCTGGTGACATATTAGACGCTTCAGACGGTCCCGATTCTCCTGAGTCTGCCGCTGAACATGTCACTCCAGTTGGAACTACATCTGAACCGATGTCTGATTCCACTCTAAAAGTCTTTATGGGGGAGAGCCCCCGTTCCATTCGTACTTTAATGCGACGGTACGGAAATTATTACATCTCTCCTAGTACTATTAATGTTCAGACTAATTGTAGAGGTTCAAAAACCGACGACCTTTGCGTGCAAGAATATTGCACGTGGATGTTCGCAGGTTGGAGAGGTTCTCGTCGCTATAAGTCTATTACTTCTACGAATGGACAAATTATGTTCGGTCATTGGGCTCCCGACGCCGCTGTCATAAGCCATGCCTTGTCCACTTCCAGTGGCGTTGCCGCTAACCGAAACACTCTTGAAATGGAAGTTCCGTTTTATTCCAACAAGAGATTTGCCCCTGCTCGTGGGCATACTGGCTGGTCTCAATATACGGCGAGTATTTATGACTCGCTGGATCCTAATAACGCCACCGTGCGTTTTAGCACACCAGCCGCCACCACGCATTATGCGTATCGAGCTGTGGGGGAAGATTTTGCCTTATTTTGGCATTTAGGTCTCCCACTTGTGTATCAAGGTTAAGATACACCCCCAAATTCCTTCAAAGCACCTTGAAGGTCGCCAGTATACCTGGTAAGCACTCAGTGATTGCAATTTTGCATTCCGTGGAACGTCGTTTTAGATTCCACTCGTTGAGTGGATGACTTTTGGTCGACTAACACGGGTGCAACTTCCCATTGCGTCCTGAGTTTTGCGTGAGCAGAAC